GACGGGTCGAGATATCATGTTTGTATTCCTTCGAACTCTACCAAAACGAGATTTTACATACAAATATGGAGCGGTCATTTTGCTATGTTCATCAGGAACTGTGCACGAATTACTACATCGTTACTCCAATGTGGTAATCGCATACCCTTACCTTTTTTCACTTCTTCAAACGCTTTCCCAAAATTCATTTATCTCTCACCCTTCTGCACTTCTTTTTCTACTTTCTTTTCTTCAATATCTAATTTCCGATGTTGTAGCTGTAAGTCTTGTTCTTTCATAGCTTTCTGCTCTTCTTGCATGTGTTGTTCTTGTTCCATCTGCTGCCTTCTATCCGCTTCCATTGGCGCATTGAGTGCCTCCATATGTTGCTGTACATGGTCATCAACTAACTGCTGCACTTCAGGTGGTAATTCATCGTATAAGCTTGATTTTCGAAAAGCATTATGAATATATATATGCACTTCATGATCGTAAAAGTCACGTACCTGCGGTGTCGTTAGTTGTAGTTGTGGTGGTTGCATGCCAGCCTGCATGGGGTCTACACCTTGTGCTTGCATCGCTTGGGCTTGCTCCTCAAACTGTTGTTGCTGGATGCTGTATTGTTGCAATGCTTGCAATGATTCTGGTTGCTGTCCAATTTGCTCAAACTGTTTATTTTCCATTTTCGCCTTGTTTTCATCAAGCTGTTGCATTTCAAACAATTCATTACTATCGCCCATACCCATGAGCTTTAAAAACCCCTGAGTATCTGGTGAACCATCTTTCTTCACAATTGCCCCTTTGTCCCACATGGTCATAATGCGGTCTTGTTGCGCTGATTTCATTTCTGGAAGAGAAGAACCTTGAATAATATTAATGTCTTCTCCACCACTTAAATCAGATCCAGTAAAGCTTATTAATTCAATATCATTATCAGGACCAAGAATACGGGCCATACGTTCTTCGGTATAATGTTTCTTCATCAGCATAAGTACACGTTGCAATAAACGTTTCATACCATGCTCATAGTTTTGAGAAGAAACCGCAAGCTTCTCATTCTCCTGTTCTACCATAAGAGATAATCCGCTATACGTATCTAATCCAGAAGGTAATCGTCCTTGTGAAATTTCACGTGCACCTGATAAATCATCGATATCCGCATCATGATTATTTAAAATACGATCATAGAAGGACGGGATATCTGGCGCACCAACTCTTTCAGGTCTCGCGCCCTCAATTGGTTATAATGAACAATCCACCTTCTTCATTCGTAATTTCATCTTCATCCACACTTGACCCCATGGGCACAAGCCACATGCTATTCCCCATTTTCCTTGCATGTGTGGCAAACATAGAGCGCATAATATTGATTTCACGCTGAATCGGCAACATATCTTTAATAAATGCTTCCGCTTTTACGCTTCCTGGTATCGGAATATCACCAAAGATAAAGAACGGAATGTCTCCAGCATTTTCGTCTATATCCAGCAATTGTCCACCTGCAATCGTAACTTTCAATCCATTTGGATGCTTACCACACGGTTTTACCCACATTTCATCCACCATCGCCATATTTGGACGCTTTTTACTTGTAGAATTGAATCCATTTTGCGGTGTCACATCAAACGCGGCCGCAAATCCCACATTTTCATCAGCAGCGACATCTTTTCCGTAGCGCTCTTGAATGTAATCAATATCACGTGGCTTTCTTTCCACAATCCAACGAATCTCTTCGTCCATTTCGGCGGCGGGGTCAATGTATACTGTGAGTGGATCACAAATACGACAACGGATTTCACCTGTATACAACTTTTGCATATCTTCTGCGAATCCAATTTCCCCTTCCCCTGGTGTAATATCTTGACCCGCTTCCGCATCAAAGTACACTTTTGCGGCACACCAGCCTTTTACACCGTTATTCAGGAAAATATCACGTGTTTTCCGATCCATTCCTGTTTGTTCCCACCAATATTTAAGAAATTTGGATGCTGCCTTCGCAATTTCAATGCGCGTTTCATCGTTACTATCAGGTACAACATCAAATTTCACACGATTTTTAATTTGTTTCGCGAGCTTGACCATCATACGTGGTCGAATTTGGTTCACTGTAATTCGCTGTTCTCCATTTTCAAGAGGTGCAGTAATCATTTTCTTACTTGTCGGATTCCACACAAGCCCACTGGGTTCCCACGATAATAGTTAACTGGCCATTCATTTGGCGTCTTCTTCCCAGTCCTCGGCTGGGTTAATAGGTTCTTCCACAAGGACACCCCAATCATCAGGGCGTTTCTGTTCTTGCTTTTGTTCCTTTGGTTTATTGAGACCAAACAATGCTTCTCACCCTCTTCACACGAAAAAAGAGCCTATACGTTGGAATACGCAAGCTCTTTTAAGATTTCTTCACTCTCGACTTCGACACTTTCTTTTCCGCTTTGATTTCATACCCTTCCACACACAACTCTTTTATCTCTACAGGTGTATAGGCAAATGTCGGGTCAACTTCAGCTCTCTTTTCATACATTTCCTCATAATCATCAGCTACCGCGAATTTTTCAATACTACCTAACGTTAAATGAAACACTCTAGCCATATCGTGGCCACTCCTATTCTAAATGGTATGTTGGTACAGGCTTTTCTTCTTTTTGTGCTTTTACCATCTTCACTTCACCCTGTTTATATTCAGCAAAAGATGGTGCTTGGATACGATCGTACAATTCCTTACGCTCTTGCTTCCACACATCACGTTCACCTTGATGTACACGCTCCATTTCATATGCAAACACACCAAGAAATACAATGACTGCAACTAATATAAAAAAGACAACATACGTCATTGTAGTTGCCCTCCTTTCCTTCGCCCTCTCGATAGTCTAATAATGTGGCGATGTACCTTTTCTTCTAATGTCACTGGCTCTTTTGGAATGAATTTTTCCTTCGCATGATAATAGATAAATCGGTTTAATGCTTGTGACATTGCATCTACCTGGTCATCATTTTTCCCTTGTGGAAAGGATGCGCACTCTTCCACAAAGTCCTGTGTCCATGGAGCATACCTTGGTAAATATACATTTCCTGATTCAATATATGGTGAGACTGCATTTACACGTGCAACCTTCCCGCCTTGTGGATTCACTGGAATCATACCGCCTATTTCATTCTTTAACATCGAAATAATAGCTGGACCATTCGCCTTATCCTCCACTAATTTAGCGTGTGCTTTCGGATACTTCCTTACCATATTACGAATGGCTTGTAGGGTAGTTGGGAAATTCATACGTGCCTTGAGATTATCGATTAAATACATATCCGCACCATTCTTGCCCCATACCTGAATACAAACAAAGTCACTATCTGCTTCATCTTTAAACGTTGCATCAATACTCATGATGATGTGCACCATCTTTGGCAACGTATCATAATACTGCCACCATTTACGCTTTAATAGATTCCCTTCCGCTGCGGTTGGTCTACCTTGATACAATGAGTTAAAGCTACTTGGATATCGTTTCCGTTCTTGTATGAACTCTAACCCATATCGTTCTGGCCACAATGGTTCACCTACTGCTCGTCCTATTACATCATCTTCCTCAGCTTCCAGTGGAAGATTATATACTTGCCAAGGTAAAGGTTCACCATATTCCTTACTTAACAACCGACCCTGTAAATCATCTTCGTGCCATCTTGTTAGAATCAGTATGACAATTGCACCAGGATGTAAACGAGTAGAGAAGCTATCTATCCACTCATCCCAAATCTTACCGCGATGTGTTTCACTATCCGCTTCCTCACGGTTCTTAATCGGGTCATCGATAATCATTAAGTCCGCACCCATACCAGTGATACCTGATAAAACACCACGTGAGATCATGCCACCTATTTCATTATCCAGTAACCATTCATCATGTGCCGAGCTTTCTTTAGATATTTGGATATCAAATAAATCTGGTCCATACTGTTTTACCTTCTCTTTATTCTTCTTACCAAAACGACGAGCGAATGTATCACTATAACTTATCTCAATCACTCTCTCCTCTGGAAAGTTCCCCAAATAATACGATGGTAACGTCTCTGTAATGGTCATCGATTTACTATGACGTGGTGGCATATTAATTGCAATGTATTGGTTCGTGGTCGGAATCTCGCCTGCATTCATTTGTTTCTTTTTATCAATCGCTTCCTGAATGACACCACCAACAAACTCACTATGCGGTGCTTTCTTATATCTACCTTCATGTACATAACACACATACTCATAGTAATCACGACGTGCTATTTCTCTTTGAATTTCATCAACTGTCGGAAGATTTTTTAAGGAGGCTTTCAAGTTGTTTCAACTCCTCTGACGTGTACTTACTTAAATCAGCCTTTTGTACAATCGTTTGTTTCATTTCACCACTATGGTCAATCTCACGTCGGTCACGCCATGCATCAGGCTTTCTATTCTTTAACCAAAAGATGACGGCAGTTGTATCAGGTGCGACTTGTCGCTTAACCCTTTTTGTTTCAACATCTTGAAAGTCATCGTCTTCACTAACTTGTTGTTTTTCCACCGTTACTTCCTCATACGTATAACCTAATGCACGTTTTAGAAGTGCATTCTCTACTTCACGATCCACTACTTCTTTTCCACGACGTACAGCTTGATCCATGATTGGATGTTTCTTTCTCCAATTATGAAGTGTAAACGCGAGTAACACCCATGTTAAAGCAATTTGTTCATCGATAGACATCACGTGCCCAGCCTTCCATTTTTAAATAAGCCTTCTTTGGTTAACCATCTTTTGATTTTCGTCATCACTCTCACCTCACCCAAAATAAAAAAGCAGCAATGTTTCGCTACTTTAAATTTGTTTTATTATTTTCATTTTCTCTAATGTATCTGTACAAGGTTGCTCTTGAAACATTAAACATCTCACATACTGATATTTTTGATTCACCTTGTTCTATCATTTTCAGCATACCTTCAATCTGTTGTGGTGTATGTGCTTTCTTTCTGCCACCTTCTCTTCCTCTTGCTTTAGCAGCAGCTACACCACTTATAACACGTTCATTAATAACTTCTCGTTCCATTTCAGCCATTGCACCAAATATATGGAATAAAAATCTTCCCATTGTTGTAGATGTATCAATACCATCTTTAATAGATACAAAGTGAATTCCTTTTTCATTGAACTCTTGAAGCAAATTAACAAGCTGATGCATTGTTCTTCCTAAACGATCTAACTTATAAACAACTAATGTACCCCCTTTTCGAAGCTTTCCAAGAAGTGATTGAAGTTCAACCCTGTCTTTTTTAGCTCCACTTTCTTTTTCTGTGACGATTTCCTCACAACCGAAGCGTTTCAATTCATCTAATTGCATATCCAAACTTTGCTTTTTCGTTGAAACACGCGCATATCCAAATATCATTGAACCATCACCCTTTGCTTTTGATGGTTTCATTGTATCAATTACCTGTATCGAAATCAATAGTTTTTGATACATAGTTTTGACACATTCGAATCATTGATATAAGGGTGTATGCTTCACTGTCTCATAATCAATTGTTTGTGAGACAGTGAAGCACTCTAAATCATCCAATCATTTGCCAACATATCCCTTTGATATAACGTATTAGCACGGATCCCCTCTTTACCTACCATCAATGTATTTAAAGCATCAGAATAGCTCAAATCACGCTTTAAAACGGATGTATACATCATATGTACCAACTCTCCTTTTATGGTGTAAAAAATGTTTTATTACATGATAAAAAAGAGCACCTACGTCAGTAGATACTCTAAAAAAGGAGCTAATATGAGTGAATATGAAACAACGGAGGGTTGTCCCATACTCCAATATATGCTTGTCTATATGAAAAGGTGCAAACGTAAGAGAGCACTCCCCAGCAAGTGCTCTCTCTTAAAAAATATAGGTAACTGTATTCTCAACCGTTCTATATTATTGTATGTTTATCCATTCTCATTATGTTTGAAATTGTTTGCTAAACACAAAAAGCACCCGTTTCAGCGAGTGCTCTTCAAAAAGGAGATTAAATGAAAGATAACAATTGTTTATGTTACATTATGTTTATCCTCATAAAAGTGTGACAAATGAAAAAAGCACCTGTGCCAGGGCGCTCTTTTCATGACAGAATGTGATTTTTTATGAGCCTTTTTATAAAAAAGAATAAACTTGCACTAATATAATATGATCTTCTTTTAATTTGGTTACTAATAATGCGGTATGTGATATTTCATTTAATGAATATCATTTAAAACCTAACACATACTATTTCTAAAAGGGGTGCGAAATGAAAATTGCACAATTTCTGCTTATTCTTTTTATTTTTCTAATCCTTACATGGTTATGGTTTATGTGATTAAAAAAGAGCAACCATGCATCCGTTGCCCTTTCGTCAAATGTCTATGCTATTACTATAAACCATTTTTTCAATGGATAATATCGGTGGAACTTACTGTTAAAAAAGTGTAAGTTTTTCAGCAAACTTAATTCTCCTCATAATCTCAGCATGCTTTTGATAAATGTAACTTCGACTATAGCCGAATTCAATTGCAAGATACTCTAATGTTTTTCCTTCAACATACTTACCGTACATAATCTTATGCTCTAAACCTTTAAAGGTACGAATTAACTTCTTCAAATCATGTAAATCATTCATTTTATGGGCTAGTTCATATTCAATCCGTTCAATATGATCTTCTACTTTGGTACCATCTGAGTCAGGCGCTAATTTATACTTCGATAAATCACCACCCCGCCAGCGTTTTAATTCCCTTTGACTACGCTGTAGGTTAAATTCAATATACTCAATTTCCCCTTCTAATTCTTGATATACCTTTAACCAGTTAAACAAATGATGATTCACCTGCCTTTTTTAGTAAAATGCGTTACCATCTGTTACCGCCTTCAAACCCTTGATACGAATGCGTTCATCGTACTTTCACAGTCAAAAAGTAACGCATTTACCCCCTAAATTTCTTTATATAGTATATTTTTTCATCTTTTCTCTTTATATATATTTTATAAAGAAAGTGAATTTATCTGTTACCATCTGTTACCTTAGATAAAACCCTTGATATGACTGCAATTATGAGGTAACAGATATCTGTTACTAGTAACGCATTTATCTGTTATTTTGATTAAAAACACATGAGAATCTGTGATTTTTGAGGATTTTTGTGACCAAAAATGGTCAAACATATTTTTAAACCTATTGATATAACTGAGTTTAAAAAACGCTTTGACCAAAAAAACGGTCACGACCCTTTGACCATGTCTTTTGGAAGCGCGAAAAAATTCTATTCATTATTGATGAAAATGCGCTTATTCTTACCGTCAACCTTTTGAACATGTGATTTATAGCCAAATAACTGAGAAATTTGCTTACTAAAATTAATATTACTAACCGATTGAAAGCCATTCTCCACACAATACACTTTATACTGAAGATATACATCTCCTACGACCGACCGTTCTAGTTCAATATTTTCATTATTTACGAAACTAATAATCGGATTATTTTCTTCCTGGTATTTCACAAGCTCTTCTTCAACTGCTTTTGATTTCGTGAATTTCTTTTCTTCAAGCAAACGTTTCAAGCTTTTTAAAGCCAGAATCAATATATATTGCATGGATTCATCAGATAATAACTTATCTGTAATAAATGGATCATAATCTTCACCTTCAGGTGTGAACTTTGCTTTAAATGGTACAATTTGAAGTCTTCGCCCTAATCCATCAGTGAAATCATTAATACGTGGCATTTCATTTGCACTAAAGATTAATTTTGCATAGTTCGTAAAGTCGAATGGATCCTTACCTTTTCTCTCTACGTTCAATGTTTCACCAGTAGAAAGCTTTTTAAATACCGATGATTCTTTAATGTACCCTTTGCCAATATCATCACCAATGTTTGCTAACTTTCCAAACAGTTCAGCCGTTTTAAATCGCTGGTCCAATTCATTTAAATCTAATGAAGATGCGTTTTCTTCTCCTACTAACTGACGGATAATCTTTAAATAAGATGATTTTCCGTTCGAACCATTCCCCGTTAAGATGAACGTAGCTGCAAACTCATTACGACGAAATAAAATATAACCAAGAATCTCTTCTAAAATAGAGCGAATTGTTTTATCATTTACCGCAATTTTATTTAATGTTTTATCCGTAACTTTATAGTAAGCATCTGGAATATAAGCGACTGGAATTTTATTACGTGTAATAATTTCAGGTGTAAAGTCTTCTAATTGCCACGTTTCTAAATTAAATACACCGTTCTTCACAACAACATATTTGGTAGAAGCAAAATTTTTATGCTTTGCTTTTAACTGTAAATAAGCCAATGTTTCTTGACGTTGCATCCTTTTTAAAGCTGGAATATGTTTAATCATGGCTTCTTCAATATCTTCTTGCTTGTCCGAATATACACCGTCTTTATAGATGTGTAGGATATTTGTGATCTTACAGATATGATGTTCATTTATTAGAAAATCCCCGAATTTTTCATGTTGGAAGGCGCCCTTTATGTAAAAGGACTCCTTCATGAATGCTTCATCACGTAAAATTATATTTAATTCATTTTGTTCAACAGGCTCTTCCAAAATATAATTATTAATAATGGAAATGGTCTCTTTAATATCGTTTTTAGCCATTCCTTGAGATTGCAATTTTAATATATAAGTAAACAATTTATCATTTCGCCCATCACCTTCAGTCATTTTGGTGAGGTTCGGATTTTTTTTATTGTACGGATATAACCAAGTTGGTAATGGATCATGTTCATTTGTTTTTCGTAACCATCTACGAGTTTCACCATTTATTTTAAGTGGATCGGCAGTGTTTTTTATTCCTAATTTATAATCACAAAGTAGCCCGATATTGGAAAACCACTTTATTTTATTTGCTGTAATGTCATAGCCTTTGAAATAAAAATGCATACCATTTGTTGTTTCTAATACGGAGCATCGAATATTTTTATCTTCTATGATGTCTAGAAGCATTTCAGCTTCATCTATATCGTCAATATCAACCATAATGTAATCGTCATCTAAAATACCTACGAAGGAGTCATGTTTTCTTGCTGTATGATACGATAATAACTTCGTGCCATCCTTAAATTTACTAGCTGCATGTTTTCCGTTGCCCTTCAGGTACCCTTTATACAAAGAAATCACCAACTTTCATAAAACGCCCTTATAATTTATTTTAATAAACTTTAAATTGTCAGATACCTACGGTATTAAAAAAGATTTTAAAAACGAATTTAACCCATTATATGAAGTCATTTTTTCTAAAAACTGTTTAAAGCTCAATATTTTGTTAATAATGTAGATACAGTTTCTGATTTCCCTTCATACCCGAGGGCTTAGCAGTTAGCTTTTGCTAGCTGCTCTTTTATTTTTGTTCACTTCCACCCATCTATCATCATCTAATAGCCAACCTTGCTTATATAATTCTGTTAATGTTTCACGTCTCTTTTCTCTCACACTACAAACCGCCTCAATCATACTTCTCAAACCCTTTTGATGCTCGGTTATTCTGTTTTCATAATCCAACATATCTTTTTCATAATTCCTAACATAATCTTTATAAGCTGCAATTCTTTCTTCCGGCCACTTTTCCATATTATTTATCCTCCCCTAAAAAATCATCAATTCTTTTATTTGCTAACTCCCAATACCACCAATAATCTAATTTACCTGGTATTTTCATATCACTAATCTCATCATTTACAATGAAACATCGTTCAGGTACATAGGCGATTTTCTCAGCGGTCCCATCTTTTACTTTCCGTAACTCTTTATCGTTCAAATCAACACTTGCAAATACACGAAATACTTTTTCATTCATCCTTCTTGTGCCGTACCTTGCATAATCATATTTGCTACTTATCTTTACAATCTTTTGAAACTTCACTAGTTCCGTACAATTAAAGATTGTTTTCTCTGGATCAATGCCTTTTACGAAATAATTAACAACTGCTTCATTTACAATTGGTAAATCGTAATCAAGTGGATTCAGTTTTTTTACATAAGCACCCTTAGATTTATATTTCCCTTCCGCATCTACTAAAATATAATTATTAACGTCCTTCTGAATCACTTTGACAAACTCTTCGAATTCTAATTTCATTTTTGTGCGATGTTCCCATGCGTAACAAATATCATCAATCACATCGTAATCATTATAATGCTGCAGCTTAACTAAAACGCCATCCGTATTTGATTGGATAATTTCGCAATGTGGCTCCAATTTTTCAATTAAATCAAGAAGTAATGTCATTCCACCAATACAAACATTGTTGGCCATAAGTGGATCATAAAGACCATTGTACTTATCCTTCATCGCTCCATATGTCCCATTAATTACAATTTTCAAGGGGGCTTGTCGTTTATCTTTAACAGCTTTATATTTAATCCTGGTGTCACGAATGCTACGAAATTTACCAGGATTCTTTACGTTTCTAGATAAATAGCCATACTCAATCATCAATGCAGGATAATAACTTTCTACGTCTATATTCAGAAAGTGACCAGTACCAGCGTAATTACTTCTTGCACCGTGCAAACCACCCCATGCGAAAAGGTGCGGTACACCTGCAATATTGAGTTCTAAAACCTTATTGTAATCTTTATTTTCTTTATAAAAACCCAGGACTTCGGTGTACTTATTGATTTTCAACGTTGCTGGAAATGTAAAATCAAATTCATCATCCCTTGGAACAGTGGGTTGCTTAGCATCTAGAATAAAGGCACTTAATTGCGCTTTTGTTTTGGATATATGTTTGAGTGGTAAATGAAACATCTTTAAAAGTTCAACTTGTGATTCAAATTCCGTAATCGTTTCTATGAAAATATGCATGGTCTCATGTACATCATGGCGACAATATTTGATTACTTCCTCAATTTCTTGTTCCGTTAGTTCACGTTGTGTATGGAATGAAACTGAAGTTTCACGTATATCATGACCTTGAAACCCTTCTAATTGCTTTAAAGAACGAAATTTATTAGTCATTACATCAAAATTAAATAGCTGTATCTTCCAAAAATCTTTATAAAACTTCCACCCCAGTTCACGTTTTACAATAATCCAATGGTTCATTTCTTGAGGTGTAAAACCGCAAATAATGGCTTTTAAAATGTATTGGTCATAATGACGAGAGTTATAACCAACCCAAATGTCATTTTTATGTTCGTTATAAAAATCAATTAAAGCTTGTTCATTATTCACGAAAATTTCTTCTGATTGATCGTCTGTATTTGTAATGACTACTAACCAATCATGTGGGAACACTTCGAAATCGTAAAAGAGCATGATATCACTCCTTTCACTCATTTAGCCAAAAGAAAAGAGAGCTCGGAAGCTCTCTTTATTCAGTTATTCAACTTCAAACACTTCGACAATTTTAAATTGATCGTAACCTTTTTTGTCCGTTTCTTTTTCAAGTAAATATTCAAATTTACCGTCGATGTCTTCATGAATATCAAGTATTAAATCTGCATACTCTCCAAAGCTAGTAAATTTAACGTCTTCTTCTTTGCAATCCCAAAGCTTACGTAACATTTCATTATTTTGATGAACTTGATAACCCCACGCTTTATCATTTTGAGGTTGCATTACTTTGTAATAGAAAATCTTTTGACCCTCAAATTCACCATCAACGATGTTGAACCAAATCATAAGCATTGGGTCACCTTTCTTAGATTCAGTGAGTTCCATTTTTTCAACCGCTACTTCATATTGACCATCCGGAACCTTTTCAAAGTCTCCGCCACCACCGTTTTCCTCTACTTCTCTCGATTCGCCATAGGNTTCGGTATAG